CATCTAGTTCTCCTTCAGTTATTACGAGTGTCTTACCACCTGTACTAACTGCTTGACCAAACAATTCTATATTAGTGAAGCTACCATGTGCTATAAAACTTTTAGGTAACTTACGTTCTTTAAATGCAATCACTTTACCTTCACTAGTGTAAGGATAGAAGTGTGAACCACCGGAACCGTCAGGATTTACAGCCATCTTAATTCCGAAGTGATCTACTACTTGTTTACTTATACCACGAGAAGTAATTGCAAAACTATTTAACTCATGGATTTCATCGAGTGTTATGCTGCTATTAGGTTTAGCAACAGGTTCTAAGTCATTCATATTATTTACTTTCTTAGTTGAATATTGACATGAAAAACAGTATGCGCCGTCTTCATAAATTGTAAACGCATCTGATGAATCACACTTTGGGCAGGCTGTCTGCTTGTAACTCATAATTAATTGTCCTTTCCAATAACTCTTTGTCATTTACTATTGTTAAAGGTAAAGCGTCTATCCACTTTTCTACTTTCACATAGAGATATTCTTTACCTTTATTTGTTATGTGTTTATCTAATGTTATGTGATAAACTTTATTGTCATTAAACTTTTCAAAGATACCTTGGTATGTATCTAACAGTGGCTTCACTACATTATCTAGGTCCGCCATTCTATTAGATACACCAGCAATAATCTCAAACTCCAGGAAATCTGAATCTTCAAAGGGCCATTCAACCCCCTGAAGTTCATCTCTCAATTCATTTTGATACTGTATGTACTTGATCTGCTTTATTGCTTTGTTCCTGTATGTCATTTGATTTGCTGACAGAGGTTTGATCTTGAATGTATGCTTTAATATCTTCATACTCTTCCCATGTTGTTAGCATTCTTAGTAGCTTATAACTAAGATCTAATTGTTTTATAGTTTGTCCATGCTCTTTCCAAGCTGCAGTAATCTTATTCCACTGTCTACTTAATGGTACGCCAGCTAATATCTTCTCAGCTTTCTTAGGACCAATGCCTTTAATACCTGGGATATTATCTGTTGCATCACCAGTTAAACACTGAAGGTATAGATGATGTAATGCTTCTTCTTCATTAATTAATTTCCAAGTATCTTTACCATAATTGTAATGATGTCCTGGTATTTGAAGTAAATCTTTATCAATACCACAGATTACATATTCATCTTTACTTTCCATAGCTTCATAAGCCCAGATAGAAACGAGATCATCAGCTTCCATGCCATCAGCTTGGATAGCACCCTTAGATACAGCATACTTATGTAAGTAATTTAATTTATCTTTTATTTTCTGATCTAGCTCAGGACGTTTTGATTTATAATCAGAAGTCAGATCTTTTCTAAAGTTTCCTTTACCTTTAACTGCGTATAGAACTTTGAGTTCATCAGTAAAAGGATTAACTAATTTATCTGATACTTCCATTTTCATTTTGTTACAGAAACTATTATAGTTCTTTCTTAATTCAGATTGATTCTTAGATTTGTAAGAGATCTTAAAGAATATAGAGTCTGTATCTACAAACATAAACTTGGTTTTCATTTGGTTCCTTTCTCTTCTAATTTATATTTAGAAGTATTGGGTGTTAGGTTTACATACTTACGAATGTCTGCATAAAATCCATTGAACTTAGAGGATTTAATTAGATCGATTAATTCCCAGTATTCTAGGATACCTAAAGTATTTACTTTAACTTTATCTCCAGGAACTAATAAGCGTTGAGGTCTTTCATTCCATTCACAGAATAGAAAAGCATTAGTATGTTCTCTTTGCTTTAATAAATAAACCATTTTATTACAGGGTATATTGTACCAGGTTTTAATAAACTTAACATCAATGTTACCCCAGATCTGATCGACACCATCAACTTGCCAGGCATCATGATCTTTCCATGTTCCTTTACTAATCATCCACCACTCAAAGACTTCACATTCAATATCAAGTTTTAATTGTTCGAATGTTCTACCTCGAGGGTTATACTTTTCAGCGCGAGCATCTCTTTGATTAATAAAATCTTTAGTTATTTTAATATCTACAATCATTAGTGTACCTCCGCATAATTAGAACCGATAGTTCCATCACCTGCCATGATAGTAACTCCTACTTTCTTAGGACCTTCAGCAAATGATTCTATTAGAATTTCTAATACACGATCAGCATGTTCTTCTTTAGCAGACCAAGCTACTTCATCATGGTAGTAGAGTCTAGGTTCAGCATCCAGCTTCTCTTCTTTAATCTTATTCATCTGATAAGCTACTGCTGCTTTAGTTGTGATAGCCTCACAACTTTGTAACAGATAATTAAGTGTCTGATAATCCTGAGGTGTATATACTTTACGACCATCAAGACCAGGAACATAACCTTCAACACTACTTTGTGCATCTGTTTTATTCCAGATAGAAACTAACTGATCCTTTAATGCTTTCAATCCAGGTATCGCATTACCGTATGCTTCAATAGATTCTTTACCTCTCTTGATATTACCAACACCTGTTAATACTTTACCAAGTTTAGTAGCACCAGCACCAAATAGAAATGCATAGATCCAGGTTTTTGCAGTACGTCTATCAGTATCGATGATGTCTGCATTATACTGGTGTATATCTCCACTCATAATCTGGTTGGTGAGGTTACTATCTTTAGCATAATGTGCAAGAGATCTGAATTGATTACCACTAGAGTCAGCACCTACTATCTTTCTTCCTGGTTCTGCTGTTAGTAATTCACGAAGTTCTTTACCAAGTTCAGCAGTTACTGCAGGTAGATTAGCGATAACTTCATGACGGCATCTGAATGTAGGCGTACCTACTACCCAGAGTTTACCATGTAATCTTCTACCAAACTGTAGGTTTTCTATCCAACCTTCTACTACACCACGTCTAGATCTAAGTGTTGTCCAATGATGTATAGCAGATCCATCCCAACCTAATTTATCTAAAGAAGTTTTAGTTAGCTTAGGAGTTTTCTTAATGAACTCTCTACCTAATCTTTCCATCTTCCAATCATCAGGTTCCCATCCGATTGTATAAAGATATTCTTTAACTTGTTCTAGGTTACCTAGGTTTGCAGGCTTAGTTACTTTTCTTTGAAACTCTCTACCCATTGGCCAGACTTTAGTGTTCTCTGGTTTAACATCTATCTTTAGATACTCACTTAGCATACGTGCAGTAGCTGCAGTGTAATAACCTTTCTTAGTAAACTTTGGTGTCTTAGGTTGCTTATCAATTAACCGAGTAACCGCTGGAAGTTTAGGTTCAATAACTTTTTCTATTTCATTCATTCGAGATTTGATTTTATCTAATAAATTCAATGCTTTATCTTTATCGAATGACCATCCATAGTATCTACAGTATGCATCGAACTTAGCAGTTGCCATCTCATTCTTTAAACCTTCACGAATAAGAGGTTGCTTGTCAGCTAACTGTTTAAGTTCTTCCATTAGAATATTAAATATCCTGGTGTTTAACTTAACATCACGTACACAATACTCCATCATCTTCTCAGTGAACTGTGTCCAATCATCATAATCACCTTTGTGATATTTAAGATACTCACCCCATCCAGCAAGCCCATGTTTATGTGGACGTCTGTAATTTAATACTTGAGATGCTATCCATGTATCGAAGAACCTATCTCCATTATACAAATCAATATCATAAAGTTTCTTTATTATTAATGCGTCAAATCCTATTCCATTATGTGCTACTAATAGCTTTGCATTTTGTAATAGTGTTAACCCCATTCTTATATCACCGTTATAAGATTGAGTTAAATTATCTGCGTATTTCATGATGCGTCCAGTGTCTATATCCTGTATAACTAAACACCAGATTTTAGTTGCATCAAGACCGTCCGTTTCTATATCAAACGTGAGTCTCATATTATTCCTTTCCGAATCGTTAGATTCTATTCTTCAAATGATTTTACTTCTTGGAATTTCTTTAATTCGTCTTTTAACTGCTTGTTTTCATTGATTAAATTATCAACTACATTTAATACTATAAATTTATTTTCATCACCAACGATTGCTCGTCTAACATCATCAATTGTTAGTGGCTTTTCTTTAGCAGTATTTGTTTCTTGCAAGTCATCTCTACTCATTTAATTCTCCTATTCATATTGTGAGTTTATTACATTATTCTTAAATTCATTTTCTAAATCTCTTTTATTTCTATCTTCAGGATTTAGAATGTCAGGTAGAATACCGCAGTTCTTTTCAGTTATTCTAGGTCCTACCCATCCTTCAGGTTTTACCATATCCGGTAAACCAAATGGATTCTGCCTGGATTTATTTGCTCCAGGTTCTTTAAGCATATTAGAATTATGTATCTTATCCCAGACTTCATCAGCATCACATTTAAATAGATCTAATGTACCGATTGCAATAACAATCAAATCAATTAATCCATCTACAACTTCTTTAGAATCATTCTTAAAGAAAGCTGCTTGAGTTTCTTCGAATTCTTCTTCAAGAAAATCTAATCTGAATGCTAGAAAATCTTTTAATACTTTATAATTCTTTGAGCGGTGCATATTTTCTACCCACTCTGTTGCACCAAACTTATAGTGCATATCATTTATGTCTGCTAACCATTCACTTTTTAAGGTCATACTTTATAAACTCCTTATGTTTATAGTCTAATATCTTTAAATCTACAGGCTGAAAATCTGTAAACTCTTCTTGACGTGCAAGTCTATAGTGAGGTGAAGCCTCAATTATTCTACTTGTTTGTTCTTTAACTTTATCAAAATGCTCTTCATAAATATGACAATCACCTATGATTAAATTAATTCTTCGAGGTTTTAAAGCACAAAGACTTGCGATATTTGCTAAGAAAGTTGCTGCAAATACCATATCACTAGGAACACCTACCATCCAATCACCAGATCTTTGATAGACTGTTAGATCTAATGCAGTATTATTTACATAAAACTGATATAGAAAATGACAGCATGGTAAGCTAGCTTTATATGTGTTAGTAGGTTTCCAGGCATCGATTAATAGTCTTCGACTGTGTGCATGATGCTTTATATTATATAGTAATTCTTCTACTTGATTAACACCATCATAATCAGTCCACAGATTACCGTAATCAATGCGTAGATCACCAGTATCAGGATCTCCGAACTCATTCCAATAATTACACCCCCATTTCTGAAAATCTTTTATATTTTTAGGTCCTCTAATGATTGCTGCATACTCACCGAGTACACTATCTACATTCATCTTACGCGTGGTAAGTACAGGAAACCTATTAGTATTCATATCGAAATGTAAAGTCTGAGTAAATATAGATTTCACCCAGCCATTTCTAGTATTTCTATAATCACCATTGTATAATATTTCATCGGCAATACGTAAATACTTGCGCTCATATAAACTCATTATCCTGATCTCATTACAGGTTTATCAAGTTTCTTATTTTCTAGATATGCTGCAAACATTGCACAGTAAACTGCCATATCTATAAGTGTATCTTCTAATGATTCAAAGTTAACTTCTTTATCTTCATTTTCTGCTAAGCTACGCATGCGTAAATACTTAGTATGTATCATGTGCATATAAGATTTATTTCCATACGGAAAGTAATCTTCTTCTGTCCACATGTCTCCTTGATAGTCAGCTTGCTTCTTTTCTTTAAGCTCAGCTGCTTCATGTAAGATTGTTGATGCTGTTACTTTTGCCATCTTATTTCCTTTCATAAATAAGTCGTTATATCTTTTAGCGAATTCAGGATCCTTCATGTCCTCTTCGCATTCTTTTATTATTCTTCCGTAATCTGTCATTTTCTTTCTTTCTGTTATATACTTTTTTACTAAGTATGGTTTTAGGACGATACTTTGGATCTTCTAAAGTTCGTGCTATAGGGTTAATAGGTTTTATTAGCATTGTTTAATCCTAAATTAAATGGTTTAAAAAATTGACGAGCGGCAGCGAGGCAATTTTAAATAAGAATTAAATGTCCCCTAAAAGATATTTAGGAGGTTATTATGGGTTATGAGAATTGCGGTAAGCACCCTAATTCACTTGCACAACTTCGACCAGTCATCGATTCTGATGTAGCTCGAGAGATGCAGGCACGCGGCGCAGAGAAGCGTCGACAAAACAAAGCACTCCGAGAAGCAATGAGACTGTCAGCCTCCGAGTTCAAAAAGATTAGAGACGAAGTTATAACTGAAATGCCGTCTGCTGTTGATATACTTAAGATTCAATTAGCAAAAGCTATTCAAGTAGAAGACCAGGAGACGATTGAACGTTTAGCTATAGCGCTTGCAGAATATGAGCAGCCAAAGTTACAACGAATTGATCAGACTAATTTGTCGTTAGATACTTCTGAGTTGTCTGAAGAGGATCTGCAAAAGAAAATTGCAGAGCTGTCAGCCGCAAACGAATAACTTCGGATGTGGGTTTTCTAAAAAAGGATGC